AAAAAAAATCATGTTTTCCTGTTTACCGTATTGCTTATTATCAATATATAGATATAATGATTATGCGTGTATGTTAGGAATAGAAAGATTATGAGCATGAGTGAGCAGTTAGAACAATTCATTGCAACCAATAAGGACAGTATTAAGATGGGCGTGTTAGCTGGGCAGTTAGATGAAGCTATCAAAGTAATCTTTAATGCTGGGTATGAGGCTGCCTGGAATGAATTGGTAGAGCAACAAGAGCTATCTGAGCAGAATCTAGGAGATTGATGATGATTGAGATAGAGAAGAATCTGCCCTTNCCAGAGGAGCGGATCAGAAATGTATACCCTTTCAAACAGATGGATGTCGGTGATAGTTTCCATGTGGAGGGAGTGAGTATGCAAATAGTACTTAATGCAAACTACAGGGCTGGTAAACAACTAGGGATGAAGTTTATCGCACGTAAAGATGAAACAGGTGTGCGTGTCTGGAGGATTTTATAATGTCTAAAGACGAAGCATTAAAGATGGCGATTGAAGCGTTAAATACTTTGATGATGGAAAAAGGTTCGGTATATCAAAAAGCAATCCAAGCCTGTAAAGAAGCATTAGCACAGCCAGCACAAGAACCTAATTTACTTACTATTGCTTACATGAGTGGTGTTGCTCAAGGAGAAAGTAAAAAAACAAAACAGCCAGCACAAAAACCATTTGGATATTTTACAGCGTTACCTTTTGGCTGGACTGATTGTGGAAAAGATGATGAAGGCGCAATTGCTTTGTATGAACACCCTGCACCATCATGGCAAAAATTAAGTGATGATGAGATAGAAGCAATATCAGATTCAGTGCGAGTAGATGGAATAATGACTAAAAAGCCAACATGGTATAAAAGATTTGCCCGTGCTATTGAACAAGCATTAAAGGAAAAGAATCATGGAAACTAAATTAAACGGAAGTACTGTAGACTTAGCAGAGCATCTAGTAGACAAGAACATGAAGGATGCTATTGCTACAGTAGATGATGAACAGAAGCGTGATTACATGGCGCGTATTTGGAATCTTCCTAAAGACCAAATCTTTCACGAGTTAATGCGTGTCCACATGGAGTCAGCAAAGATGTTGACAGAAGCATTTAACACGATTGAAGATTTAAAGAGTAAGCTCCATTGACATACAGACCACCAACGGTTGAGGAAGCAGTAGAAAGTATCATGCGGTGTGTATTGCGAGCTTCTAGGCTCTCTCAACTAGAATGGTTTAAGAAACACTACGGGGAACAGTTTGGCAAAGAGGTGGAAGCCCTTGTTAAACAGAAATGGAAAAAACGATGAAATTCAACCAAGACTTATTCTACAAGTTTTGTTCTGAGCTTAAGATTGAAACCAAAGAGCTTGGCTTGCAAAAGATGGGGAAGCTGCTAGGAACGCAAACTTATGTCATGGATGAAATAGCGAAAGGACTTGCTGATGACGTTCACTTCTTTGTTATTCTCAAAGGTCGACAATTGGGGATTACTACTATCTCTCTTGCCCTCGATCTTTATTGGCATTTTATTCATCCTGGCTTGCAAGGCACACTTACAACAGACACGGAAGAAAACCGTGATATGTTCAGAACAACGCTTGCCATGTACATGGAAGGTCTACCTAAAGAATACCGAATCCCTTTGCTTGCCCACAATCGAAATCAGCTTTCTCTCAAAAACCGATCTAGACTCTTTTATCAAGTCGCAGGGCTTAGAGCAAAAGGCTCGCTTGGTCGAGGAAAAGCCATCACTTACTTGCACGGTACGGAAACAAGCTCCTGGGGAGATGAAGAAGGTCTAGCCTCCCTATTAGCATCCCTTGCTGAAACTAACCCCAACCGTTTGTACATCTTTGAGTCTACCGCGCGTGGCTTCAATATGTTTCACGATATGTACGTCACCGCTAAAAAAGCTCGTACACAGCGTGCTATCTTCTGCGGATGGTGGCGCAATGAGTTATATCAAGCCATGCCTGAGTCACAAGTCTACAAGGTCTACTGGGATGGCAAGATGACACCTGAGGAAAAGGAGTGGGTGCGTGATATTAAAAAACTTTACAATGTTGAGATTAATTCCCGTCAAATGGCGTGGTGGCGTTGGAAAATGTATGAGGGCATTAAAGACGATGCGCTTATGTATCAAGAGTTTCCTCCGACTGAGGACTACGCTTTTGTAATGACAGGTACTAGCTACTTCTCTAACGCACGCTGTACAGATGCGTACAAAAAAGCTAAAGGCACAAACTTTGATGCTTATCGCTACACCTTTGGTGTGAACTTCCAAGACACAGAAGTTGTTAAATCCACTGAGCGCCTTGCTACCTTAAAGGTGTGGGAAGAACCTGTAGAGAATGGCTACTACGTGATTGGTGCTGATCCTGCTTATGGCTCTAGCGATTGGGCTGACCGCTTCTGTATTCAAGTATTCCGCGTCTATGCTGACGGCTTAGATCAAGTTGCATCGTTTGCCACCAGCGAACTAAACACCTATCAGTTTGCTTGGGTGATCGCCCACTTGGCTGGTGCTTACAAAAACTCTACGCTTAACCTTGAGATCAATGGTCCAGGACAAGCGGTGCTTAACGAGCTGAGAAATATGAAGCGTCAAGCCGCTGCAATGGGCAGTGCTATGGGGCGTGACTTGATGGATGTATACAGCTCTATGCAAAACTACATCTGGCGCAGAAATGATACGCTTGGTGGTCCAAGTAACTCTATTGGATGGCTAACAACGTCAGCAACCAAAGAGCGTATGTTGTCTTACATGAAAGACTTTTTTGAACGTGGCATGATGAACATTTATGATCTAGATACCATTGATGAAATGAAAACAGTGGTGCGTGATGGTGGTTCAATTGAAGCCTCAGGAAGGAATAAAGATGACCGTGTTATTGCCAGTGCGCTTGCCGCTGCCGCCTTTACCGAGCAAGTCCAACCAAGACTTATTGCCCAAAAAATTACCCGTGCGATTTCCAACATACAGGAGAATTATTCTCCCGAAGAACTTAACGTAGGTCGTAACGTGTCTGATTATTTACGGAGGATAGGAATGTATGGAGTTTAATAAATTTGATCGCTTTAACAAAAAAGCAAATGAAACTGTGTATGCAGAGCCTGAGGAAACTTTCCATCGCAAGCTCATTCCGCAAATGATTACGCGTTTTATGCCTGAGTTTACTGTGAGCCATGATGACTTCATTTTAGACATTGGCTGTGGTCCAGGTGTATTCCTCAATGAAATGAAAGAGTTACATTACGAGCACGTTGTTGGCATTACCATGAGTGATGAAGATATTGCTATCTGCGAGGAAAAAGGGCTTGTTGCAATGAAGGGTGAAATGTCTGACATTGACATCCAAGATGGCGCAGTGGACTTTATTTGGTGTAGACACGCGCTAGAGCATAGTGCGTACCCATTGTTTACTTTGTTTGAATTTAACCGAGTGCTTAAGAATAACGGACAAGCCTACATTGAAGTACCAGCTCCTGATTGTGCTAGACCTCACGAGAGCAATCCTAACCATTATTCTATTTTAGGTAACACTATGTGGAATTCTTTGTTCAGCAAAGCTGGTTTTAAGATTATTTTCAATAACTACATTGATATGAACTTAAGCATTGATGGGACAGATATCCCTGAGCGCTACATTATCTACGGAATTGAAAAATGCAACCGACTATTCCCAAGCACGAATTAAAGCACATTATGTACAACTTTCTGTCTGACTTGGACAGAGGGATTAGTGTCAACCTGTTTGCTGAAATTGCTGGGTTATCGCCTGGACACATACACGATGTATTTGTGTATCAAACAGAGCCGCTTACTGAATACGTGCAGCGCAGGGTGTCTAAGGCTTACAAGGCTTGGGTAAACGGAGAAGTCGCAATTATGCAAAACCGCGACAACACAAAGTTTGTTCAATACCGTAAAGAAGCCAAGCCATTGATGCAAAGAAGTTTAGGCTTGAAAGTCACCAATGACGGAATTAAAATTAATTTAGGAATTAAGCCCAAGTATGATTACTCAGGCTACACTTTAGATGACCAATTGAAAGGGGATAAAAAATGGCGGTTCTAAAAGATTACAAATGCAGTAAACATGGCTTCTTTGAGGCACGCAAAGCGCAGTGTCCAATGAAAGATTGCCACGAGGAAGTAATGGTAGTACATTTACAATCACCAAACTTTAAATCAACAAGAACTAAGAACAGCGATAAAACGCTTGACGGTCTTGCTAAACAATTTAATATGGGCGATATTCGCTCGGCAAGAGAAGGCGAGAACCAGGGAAATGTTCTTGCTCGCAATAATAAATTTAAAAAAGATGATTACGCTTCTGCGGAAGCACATCTTGCTCAAAAGATTGGTAATGGTGAAGTCCGTGAAACACGCCCAGGCGATGCTGCTATGTGGGGTGGCGGAATGAACGGAATGAACTTACAATCTATTCTGCAAGGCAGAATTGCACAATCAATTAAAGGCGAGTCTGTAGGGATGACCCCTAGAGAAGTCGGTATTAACAGTGGACCAACCGTTGATCCAAGAGCGACAATGCGCGATCCAGATAACTTGAAGATTAGCAAATGAGAATACCCAGTAACGCAGATGACAGAGAAAGTTTTTATTTCGACTTAATCCAAAAGTGCGAGGTATCAAAAGAGGAGCGTAAGGCTGACTACTCGGTCTTGCGTGCCTATTATCTTTTTGGTGCTGATCCTGAGTCCCCTCCTGCTTACTTTAATAAAATTCATCCGCATCTTGACCAGCTAACAAGTTTTCTTTACTCAGCTGAAACAACTAGGTTTTCTATTCAGCTCGGTGCTTCTGTATCTCCGATAGAGCATCGCAAATCTCCATCATTAACTTCTGCGCTTAATGACGAATGGTTAAACTCTAACGCTGATCAGGTGTTTATGTCAGCCCTTAACTGGAGCTTGGTATACAACACCACTTTTATTAAGCTCGTTGTGAATAACGGCATCTCTCCATACATGATTGAACCGTCAGCAATTGGTGTGTTGCGTGAGGATATTCCGTATACAGATCGACAAGAAGCCCTTGTTCAAACGTATTACATCACTAAGTCGGAGCTATATGCCCGTCTTTATTCACATCCAAGACGCGATAACATTGTAAGTCGCGTGACTACTGGCACTAAAACACAAGAAAGTGATATGCCAGAAGCCGTTAATCGTATTGTTTTATCTCAATCTAACCCAACCATGTACGGTAATGTGAACATGGATTTGTACGGAGTAAACCGTTACAAAGCCAAAGTAGCAGAAGAAACCATAGAAATGAAAGAGCTATGGGTATGGAATGATGAAACTGCTGATTATCAAGTAGTGACAATGGCAGCGCCAGGGGTGATTGTTTATGACCGACCAGGCGCATCATTGTTCTTAAAAGGCGAATTGCCATTTGTGCAAGTATGTCCTAACCCACAATACGACTATTACTGGGGACAATCAGAAACTCAACGCTTGGTTATGTTGCAACAACTTCGTAATCAGCGCATGAATGACATTTTGGACATTCAAGCCAAGCAAGTAAACCCACCAGTCGCTTTGACAGGTTTTTCAGGCATTATTGACGAGAAAAACTTTGCATTGAACCGTGCTGGCGGTCTTTTAGCAACGGATATGCCGACTGCTAAGGTTGATAAACTCGCACCAGATATGCCAGGCAATCTATACGACACATTGCGTGAGATTGACGATATGTTTGCAGAAGCGTCAGGCATTACGTCTGTATTGTCAGGTCGTGGTGAATCTGGTGTTCGTTCACAAGGACACGCAAGTCAATTAGCAAGACTTGGTAGCTCACGTGCTAAAAAACGCGCACTTATTGTTGAAGATAGCTTAGAAAAAGTAGCGACTCTGTATTTAAAATTAATGCAAGCCTACAATCCTACTCACTTCACTGATACAGAAGGCGTTTCATTCATTGCAGAGCAATTTACTAAAGACTATGTTGTCAAAGTAGATGCGCACTCAAATAGTCCAATCTTTACAGAAGATTTAAAACAGCTTGCATTTAATTTATTTAAAGCGCAAGCTATTGACAAAGAGGCTCTACTTGACTTGCTAGAGCCACCAATGAAGCAATTGCTTAAAGACAAGTTAAAGAAACAAGAGAAGATGGCGGCTGCTCAACCACAGCAACCACCAGCGCAAGGTAAGGGAGAAGGTTAATGGCTAAACAAGCAATTTCGCCAAAAGCTGATCAGCCACGTGTGACTACAGGTGAGTTATCGCGTGAGTCTAAATCTCCAAATTTGCAATATCGTGTTCAAGGCGTACAGTCTTTTAATCGCTCGCCATCAACTAGAAGTTATGGTCGTACGGTTAGAGGCTAGCACTTTTAAAAAATTAGGAGTACGATTGTGAGAAAATGCGGTAAAAAAGGTCGCAAGACTAGACGCTAGAAGGTTTCCGCAAGGAAAAGGGTATGGCTGCTTCCCCTATAAAGTAAGTGACCGCTGCTAAAAAGGAGCTACTAACATGGCACGTAAAGCACGCAAAGGTCGTAAAGCACGTAAGTAATTAGCTGGGGAAACCCACTAATTATCTACAGCTCAGACTGAAACCTCTTACGGGGAGGAGAGCAAAAATAAGCTCCCCCTTGTATATAATTGTTTTTATGTATATTCTATATGTACATCAAATTAGGATGAGAGTATGGCAACAACAGACATTATCGAAATGCTAAAAAGCCAACGTGATTCTGCCACGCCTGGTGGCGTGCCTCCATCTCCTACGCCTGGCACAGATATGTCCGATGCCAGTACACCCCCGTCAGCAGCCCCTATGTCCACTCCAGAACCCAAGATGGGAAATCGTGAAGGTGCTTTGGTGAACATTAGCATGGCAATGGATTTGCTTGAACAAGCACTTCCTGCTTTGGGATCGGAGTCAGATGAAGGTCGCAAAATCATTACGGCTCTACGAACAATGACCGATGTGATCGGTCCTAAGAAAGCGAAAGCTGGCGAATTACAACAATCTGAAATTCTACAGCTTCTACAAACTTTACCACAGGCGGGTGGCGCAACACCTGAGAGTAAAGCATTGTCACAAGCGCCAAGTATTCCTGGTATGGCACAAGGTGCTGCTCCAGCTTCTCCTCCTCCTATGGGTGGTGGCGCGGGTGGCGGTATGCCTATGCCAGGCGGTATGGGTTAATTTTTAAAAGGAAATTATCATGGATTTATTCAAACCAAGAGGCGCTACAAATGTTCGTAGACCAACTGATAACAACCAAAAGAACGGTCAAGTTATCAATACGCCACGTTTTGCCGAGTTTGGTGGTTTAACAGCAGCTCCTAAAGCTGGCTTCAAAAACCAAATGAACTTGTCACATCCTGGTGATACAAAGAAAGTTATTTAATTAATTAGGGGATAAAAAATGAGCTTAGAAAATCTTTCTTTAGAGCAAAGGGATGAACTGGCACTTTTGATGAAAGAGTTGTCAGAAAATCCTAATACGCGCAAAGACGCATTGCGTTTAACCAAAAAGCTACGCCCAGATTTACCTGTGCCTGAGCTTGAGATTGAGGACTACACTGAAAAGCGTGTTTCTCAAGCGCATGATCGCGTTGCTGAACTTGAACGTAAGCTCGCAGAAAAAGATGCCCAGGCTGATTTACAATCAAGACGCGACAGCTTAATCAAAAAAGGTTTAATCGACAGCGAAAACGATATTGCCGAGATTGAGAAAGTCATGCTTGAAAACAAGATTGCTGACCATGAAACTGCCGCACAATATTGGCAGTGGATGAAGCAAGCAGCCGCTCCTACACCAACTGGGTATAATCCAAATCCAGTAGCCAAGTTTGATTTAGGTAAATATTACAAAAATCCAACTGGTGCAGCGCGTGATGAAGCGGCTAAAGCTCTATCGGAATTACGTAACACACGTAAGCCGATTGGGATTTAAAGGGGATATATTTCACTATGATTGGAGATAAACCATGCCTATAGGTGGCGGTATTCTTCCAGCTGCGGGTACATCGCAATACAATGAACTGACTTACGTCACACGTAGAGCGTTTATCCCAAAACTGGTCGTACAACTTTATAACTCTACACCACTAATGGCTGCTTTGATTTCAAACAGCCAACAAGCATCTGGTGGTGTTTCTCAAGTAACTGTTCCTGTACAAGGCGCACAATTTGTTAATGCACAGTGGTCTGACTACTCTGGTTCATTCAACCAGCCGTCAGTACAACAAGGTGCGTTCAACGCTGAGTTTAATCTCAAATTGATGATCGCTCCTGTTCCATTCCTTGGTATGGAAGGTGCTGTACAACAAGACTACGCAATTATCCCATTGATTGAAGCTCGTATGAACGATGCGACAAACGTGATGATGGATGCGATGGCTACCGCTTTGTATACTAACTATACAAACACTCAACAATTCATTGGCTTGCCTGGTGCGATTGATGACGGTACTAACTTGACTACATACGGTAACATTAACCGCTCAACATACACTTGGTGGAAATCAAAAGTATACAACGCAGGTAATGTAAACCCAACTCGCCAAAACGTGTTGCAATACATCTCTGGTACTGTGAAAAACGGTGCAGAAGTTCCAACATTCGGTGTGTGTGGTTTCGGTACATGGACATTGTTAGCACAAGACTACGTAGGTCAAGAGCAATACGTAATCACTCCTGGTAACGGTTTTGATGGTGACTCTAACGGTCCTCAAGCAGCTTTCCGCGCTTTGATGGTTGCTGGTGTGCCTATCTATCCTGATCCATATTGCCCAGAAGGCACTGTTTACTTCATTAACAGCAATTACTTAAGCCTATACATCCATGATCAAGGCTCATTCGTATTTACTGGTTTTGAGTCAACATTACCTAACTGGCAAATCGGTTACGTAGGTGCTGTTTTGATGATCGCTGAATTAGTGAACACAAAACCAAAAGCAATGACACGCGTGTCTGGCTATAACTCAATTTCACTATAAAGGAGAATAGTCATGTCTTTAGCACTAAATAAGATTTTAATCTCAGGCTCAGGTACTAATACCCCTGGCGCTTATTGGCAGCTTGCTACTGTTTCAGTAGCTGCTTCTGGCAATACAGCATTACCAGCTGGTACATACTTGGCTTTTCCAACCGCTAACGTAACTATTGAAGCAGTTTCTGCTTACAACACCAATACTGCTTGCGCTACACCTGCAACATGGTCTGTGCTAATCGGTAACAATACTGGTGGTGTAGTAATCTCTGACGGTGTAAACGTGCGTGCAAACGCTATCGTTGCAACATCAGCGACTGTGACATTGGCTACTGTAAACGGTGGTCAAAACGTGTCTAGCACATACGCTAGTTAAGGAGCAGTAAATGGCTAATTCAGATTCATTAGGTCAGTTTTACCTTGATTCTATTGGCTATGG